TCAAGCCCACACCAGCCACCTCACTGACATCGAGGACCTTGCATACAGGCGCATGCTCGACCTGTATTACTTAAACCAAAAACCCCTGCCCAATGATCCAGCCAGGATTGCCAGGCTCATTCGCATGCCTGGAGCAGTAACGGAAATTGATGGCCTGCTGAAGGAGTTTTTTGTTTTGCAGGATGACGTCTATACCAATAAGCGCTGCGACAAGGAAATTGCTTCGTTTACTAAGCAAAAAGTTGGCGGGGCCAAAGGGGCACGCATTAGGTGGGATAAAGCCAAGCTAGAGGGTGGGGATAGCCTACCTAATGGGGAGGGTAATGGGGAGGGCATAAGGGAGGGCAATGCTACCCCAATAGCAACCAAGAACCAAGAACCAAGAACCAGAGAGAGCCGCGCTACGCGCTTGCCCCCAGACTGGGAACCTTCCGATCAGTTGATTGCTTTCATGCGCAAGGAACGGCCTGATCTGAACCCAAGCCATACCATCATGAAGTTTTGCAATTACTGGCAAGCCAAGTCAGGCAAGGACGCTACCAAGCTGGATTGGGATAAGACCTTCCAAAACTGGGTACTTGCTGAGAAAGAAGGCAAGGCGAAGCCTGTAAGCCAAGATCCCTTCGCAAGCCGAGGTGGCGTATGAAAGGGCACGACTTCGTTATGGACCTGCTGGCCAAAAATGAGGCGCCCCGCGCCATCTTCATCGAGTTTGATGGCAAGCCTGATGCCTACGCCGCAGCCCCGGTTGTGGTGGTCAGCAAATGGGATTTTGATTACCGCTGGGCCAAAGGCCTGGTGGCTCACGTTACAGGCCCTGACTCCGATGCAGTAGCCCGTGCCGCCAAGGAACTGCTCCGCTGCGGTGCTGCTCGAGTCTTTGCCCATTACACCGAATCACGCTTTCCCATCCTCTGGGACTCAAAGGTTGACGCATGAACAAGATTCCTGACGACATTGATTTTCAAGCCTGGTATGACTCCATGGAAGCCCAGGTGCGGGTTAGATCCGCGGCTGATTGCATGGACCAATTGATCGACCAGGTTAAGAACCCGACTACAACCAAACCCGTGACGATGCCCTGGTCCAAGACGCTGGGCCTCTTTGAGTTCCGTCCTGCTGAAGTCACAGTCTTTGCTGGCACAAACGGTAGCGGCAAGTCGATGCTGACCGGCATGATTGCCCTGAGCCTGATCGCTCAAGGCCAGCGCGTCGTTATTGCCTCATTTGAGATGAAGCCCTTACGCACCCTTCAACGCATGGTCAGGCAATGGTCCAGGCGTAGAGACCCCATCCTGGCCGATTACGAGGCTTTTAAGGCATGGGTTGGGGACAAGATGTGGTTTTATGACCAGCAAGGAACGGTAAGCCCTGGGCAGGTTTTAGGGGTTGGTAGCTACGCTGCAGCCAAGCTTGATTGCAAGCATTACTTGATCGACTCGCTCATGAAATGCCTGCGTGATGAGGACGACTACAACGGCCAGAAAAACTTTGTGGACCAACTCTGCACGCTGGCCAGAGACTACGACACGCACATCCACCTGGTGCATCACATTCGCAAGCAGGCCAATGATGAGAACGCACCAACGAAGATGGACCTTAAAGGCTCAGGCTCGGTGGCTGACCAGGTTGATAACGTGATCCTGATGCACCGCAACAAAAAGAAGGAGCGTGAGCTTGAAGCAGGCAACGTCGTTGACCAGTCAATCCCTGACGCTTACCTGGCCATCGAGAAGCAACGCAACGGCGAATACGAAGGCGTCATAAGACTTTGGTTTGACAAAAACTCACAACAATTTACGGATCAGTCCTATGGAAACCCCATTAGTTTTTGAGGCCACGCTGCCATGGCCACCCACCGTAAATTCTTATTGGCGGCACAGAGTCATTGGCAAGCTCGCCACCGTTTACGTTTCAGCAGATGGCCAGGCTTACAGGAAAGCAGTCAACTTGTGTCTCATGGAACATGGAATCAAGACTTACGCCATCGAGGGGGACTTGCGAGTAGAGATCGAAGTGTTTCCACCGGACAGGCGCAAACGCGATTTGGACAACTTACTCAAGTCCCTGCTGGACAGTCTGACCCACGCTCAAGTGTGGAAGGACGACAACCAGATTGCAGACTTGAGGATTTATCGAAACAAACAAATCGCCGGAATGGTGAAAGTGAGGGTTTATGAGCAAAGATCGTGATCCGCACAAAGCGGTTGACCACATTATCAAGCACGCACAGATGTTTGCCGATGCCAAAGCGGAACGTGTCTACCTTGAGGAGTTTAGGAAAAGCAAAAAAGCATTGTTGATGAAGCAATCGTTGGAGCCAGCACTTGGCGCACAAGAGCGTGATGCTTATGCTCACCATGAATACATTAAATTACTTGAAGGCCTTAGAGACGCCGTCGCAATCGAGGAGAAGCTGAGATGGGATCTGATAGCAGCACAAGCACGAGTGGACATCTGGAGAACGGAACAAGCCAACCTCAGACTGGAAGGCAAGGCCACGATCTGATGAGCAACGATGGCCGTCATAAGCAAATGCTTGCAGACCTGGCTGACTTCATCGGTGCTGTGGCATTTGAAGATGACAAGGGCTGGACTGAAGAGGTGTATGCCGAGGGTTGGAGCGCTGGCTTTCGAGCAGGTTTGGCCTACGCTGCCAAGATCGCGCAATCACAAGGCAGGGGCTGGGGGATAGAACATGCCGAGCAGATACGAAAAGCTTTGTAATCTCAAGCAGGGCACCTGGTTCATCTTGATTAGATCGGGCGAGGTGCTGCAAAAGCTCGGTCCCATGAAAGATGACTACCGTTACATCAGTTGCCGGGCTGTCACGGGTGATACCAAGGTGCTTAATTGCTTAGTTGGCGTGGAGACGATCGATGAACCAGGAAGAGAAAAAGCACCTGAGTAAGGTGGCTGCCATTGGCTGCGTACTGTGTCACTTACAGGGCACCCCAGGTACGCCTGCAGAGATCCATCACCCCAGGAAGGGCACCGGCATGGGCCAGCGCGCATCTCACTATGACGCAATACCGCTATGCCCTGAGCACCACCGCGGTAAGACGGGCATTCATGGCATGGGCATCAAAGGGTTTACCAAGCATTACCAGGTGGATGAGGCTGAACTGCTGCATGTGACACGCCGTTTAGTTGCGTATCATGACCACTTGTCGGACGGATGGCGTGTGTCTACACAAGTGGATTAAATGAGAGTACAGTTGAGTCTCAGTAGCAAACAACATTTAACTTTTATAGCAAACTCAGGAGCAAACAACATGCAAACACTCAACATCATCGAAGACAACTTTGATCAAGTAAACACTTTCGCCATCGAACTTCAGAGCCGCCGCGGTACTAAGCGTGCGAAGTGCTCGGTGCGCAAGGATTACCAGGTCAAGGGCGATGGCATCCTGTGGGCCTTGCAGCACGGCGCAACGCTCAAGTCACACTACAGCGCTGAAGATGTTGCAGAGCTTGATCGCCTCAGAAACGACGAGCCAGTTCGCCACGGCGACACCGTGAGCATTGAAGGCAAGCAATACACAGTGCGCGTGCTTGGTGACTTCAGCAACGTCGCAATTTTTGATCCCGTTCTCAACTAATTAAACCCAGGGGCTACGGCCCCACCACCTGGAGCAAACACCATGAGCAAAAAAGAATTTGATACTTGTATTGACCTTGAAGCAGTTGACCGTCTTACATTGAGCGAGCATGACAATGGCTTATGGCTGTCAGTATGGAAGTTGGGTGCTCATGCAGCAGTAGCCATCAACCGCGACAAAGTCATTGAGTTGCGCGATGCCATCAACACCTTTCTCAGCCTGGAGTAAACAAATGGACTATGACGCATGGCTAGACCGACAGTTGTTTGAGTATGACCGGGAGCGCGAGCGTGCTGAGCGTGAAGAGGATTGCCAAGATGATGAGGAGGATTTAGACTCTGAGTTGTAGTCCATGTGTGTGCGTGTTTCCTGAGATCCTCTGTACTTCCCAACAGAGTTACACCCCCGCCCTGGGGGTTCTTTTTTTGGTAAAGCTGTAGTAAAATCAAGCAGTTAGACCTTGCCTTGCGCAAGCAATTGCCACCAGCCCACCAAAACCCTATCATCTGCGGATCTTATGTCACTGGAAGATGTGATGCCCAAACCCGCCAAACCCAAAGCCCAGGCCGCGCCCCAAACCGCGCCCAAGAAAACAGGCCGCCCCAGCAAATACACCCCTGAACTAGCAGCAGAGATCGCAAGGCGCTTAAGTGAAGGAGAGCCATTAAGGCAGATATGCAGAGATGAGCATATGCCTCATTGGACGAACATGTATGAATGGATGGCGCAGGACCCCGAGCTTTCGGTACGCATCGCACGCGCACGAGAAGCTGGTTACGACAAGATGGCCGAGGAGTGCCTCGAGCTAGCCGACACGCCCAAGTGGGGCACCAAGCAAGTCGAGTCTCAAGACGGTCAACTGCTTCAAGGTCAATACAAGTATCAAATTCTTTTTTGCTCATAATTTGCTCCTGGTGGTGGGGCCGTAGCCCCTGGGTTTAATTAGCTAAGGCAAGGCGTGCATGACGGGAAGCCACTGAAAACGCAGTTCCAAATTGTGTACAGCAACCGACAATGATGCCGTCCTTGCCGTCGGTAACGTAGTACAGGTTTTTGCCTGCGTGCCATACATGAAAACGCCCGTCACTACCTTTGTGCTTCCAAGTTTTACGTTCATCGTTCATCGTTGTCTGTTGCATGTCGTTTGCTCCTAGTTTGCTGAGGGCCGTAGCCCCGATTTGATTACCAGCTAAGTTCTGCTGCTGAAGGGATGTAGTCGTAAGCCTCGTCATCATCTTCGGTGCCTTTGATCCATGCACCCGTGTCACGCTTTACGGCTGCTTCGAGCACTTCAGTGCTCACCCAATCGCAGATCTGCACAGGCCTCCAGCCATTCTTTTGCTGGCGGCCACGGCTTGTTCTTGCAAGGTGACAGAAGGTATTGCCATCGCGCTGTGCGCCTGCTCCGAGGACTACCCATCTATCGTCGTCGTGGAAGATGATCTGATCAATAAACTTTTGCTTGTCCATGCTGTTTGCTCCTGGTTTGCTGAGGGGCCGAGGCCCCGGTTTGATTAGATTGCTGCGAACTTTGATGCGGGGGTGAACTTGCCATCGACATAAATGCGGCTTGGGTACTGGTTGAACAGCGTACCCTTCGATGAGCAGTTGATGATTTGCTGTTGGTCGATACGGACACCGCGGCCATTCTTGGTGCCGGTAATCACAAAGTTGGCTGAACCTGCGTACAACACATTTGCATCGGCCAACTCACCAACCTTTGCATCAACTTTGTTAAGCACCTCGGTGGCCCACTGATCAGCCAGCGCTGCTGCAAACTTTGCAAGACGCTGCTCGCAAAGCATGAAAGGCTCGTCCCTACGAGTGCCTGTCCCTGTTCTTACAACGCAAAATTGCACGGTGTTGCGCCACACGCTAGCGCTGCGAGAGTTGTACACACCGCTGACTGTGGGTCCAAACTGCTCAACGAGGTAGTTAAAGGTGCTGGTCACGCTACGGGTGATTTGTGCGGTGAACTCTTTGACCAATTCAGCTTTGAGGTTTGCGTTCATGTTGTTTGCTCCTGGTGTTTGCTTAGTGAGATTTAATTATCTGTGTATTTAATCCAGTTGTCAACTGGCAATTTGAAGGGGCCTTAGCCCCAGGGTTTACCAGCCAAAGCGCTCGGCGCATACAGGACCAATACCAAGGTCGATGGATTCCTGATTGCTAAGCTCACGGCCACAGGCGCTGCAAGATCCAAAGCGCTTGCCATAAGCAATGGCTGCAGACTTGGGATCATGAGCGGCATCGATGATGCGCTGCTCTTGCTCAGCGCTGCAATCACGCGACTTGAAAAGCTTACCGTTGAGTACCTTGCCAAGGTAGGTATCGCCCTCCTTGATGTACACAGCGCCAGCGTTTTTGCTGCTCTCGCCAGCAGGGCTAAACACAAAGCTATCAAGGCGAAGCCTGGGCCACTTGATGCCAGCGCTTTTGGCGTTACCGAATGCCACTTCAATGGCCTCAACAGTGACCTCTTTGGCCTGGGCTTTACTCACAGCACGCTCCGCTTCCCACTTCGCCTGGCGCTCTGCCCAGCCCTCAGCACACTTAGTGGCAGCCGCTAACTGGCGCTCAGTAAGCTTGCCCCACTTCTTGATGGCCTCGAGCATAGCGGCTGCAAACTCGAAGCGCTCAGCTTGGCTGTTAGCCCACTGCCATACGAGAGGGTTAGCCTGGGCAAAGGTTTCGAGGGCTTGCTGCTGTTTGCGCTCGGCACGGGCCGCGGCCTTCTGACGACGGGCATCGCGCTCAGCCTTGGTGAACTTGAAAACCTGATAACCGCGGCCTTTGCAAAGGGTGCAGCTACGGTCACCCGTGCAATCACCATAGCCAGTCCAAATGCCAGTACCTCCACACTTGCCGCAAAACTCGCGGATCTCAGTATTTGCGACGACAGGCTTTGCATCGAAGATTGCTTCAAGGTCATCTTTCAAGTCGATCATGTTTTGCTCCTGGTGTTTGCGTTGTTTGCTGCTGAGACTCCACTGTACTCTCATTTAGTCCACTTGTGTAGACACACGCCAACCATCTGACAAATGGTCATGGTAGGCAACCAAACGGCGGGTCACATGTAGAAGCTCAGCCTCGTCTACCTGGTAATGCTTCGTAAAAGCTTTGATGCCCATGCCATGAATGCCAGTGCGTCCCCTATGGTGCTCGGGGCATAGCGGTATCGCATCCCAATGGCTTGCGCGCTGGCCCATACCCGTGCCTTTGCGAGGGTGGTGGATCTCTGCTGGCGTACCTGGGGTGCCCTGCAAGTGACACAGCACGCAGCCAATGGCAGCCACTTTATCGAGGTGCTTTTTCTCGTCGGCAGTCATGGCGTTTTTTGTGCAAGCTTTGCAGCGTAAGCCAGGCCTGAACGAAAGCCAGCGCTCCAGCCCTCGGCGTACACCTCTTCAGTCCATCCCTTGTCGTCCTCCCAAGATACTGAACCGATGAAGTCGGCCAGGTCTGCCAGCATCTGCTTGTGGCGTCCATCGTTGCTCATCAGATCGTTGCCTTGCCCTCGTTGCGCAGATTGGCTTGTTCCGTTCTCCAGATGTCCACCCTGGCCTGCGCTGCGATCAAATCCCATCTTAGTTTCTCCTCAATTTCAACAGCCTCTCTAAGGCCTTTAAGTAATTCAATGTATTCATGGTGAGCGTAGGCATCACGCTCCTGTGCGCCAAGCGCTGGCTCCAACGATTGCTTCATCAGCAATGCCTTTTTGCTCTTGCGGAATTCTTCAATATATATGCGCTTCGCTTTAGCGAAGGCAAAACCTTCAGCGTTTTGAAGAATGTAGTCCACCGCCTTATGCGGATCACGATCTTTGCTCATTGCCCCTCCAAGGTCCGCCATAGGCGCTAGAAATCCAAAATCCTGCTTGGTTGATACTCATCCCCATCCTTTCCATTTCATCGCGTGTTTTGCATCTGCGGCTCACCCCAAAATCGCCTGTACGGTGCTTATCAAAGGCAAAGGTCGAGTTGAAGTAGTTTTTGCAGGCCTGGCACTGGTTGCGATCACCCGTTAATTTCATACACCCTCACTTTCACCATTCCGGCAATTTGTTTGTTCCTGAAGATCCTCAGGTCCGAGATTTGGTTGTCGTCCTTCCAGACTTGCGCGTGAGTCAGACTGTCGAGCAGGGACTTGAGCAGGTTGTCGATGTCCCGCTTGCGTTTGTCCGGCGGGAACACTTCGATCTCGACTCGCAGGTCCCCCTCGAGTTCGTAGGTCTTCACCCCATGTTCCGCTAAGCACAGATTGACCGCCTTGCGGTAGGCCTGGCCCTCCTGCGAAATGTAAACGGTGGCGAGCTTGCCAATAACTCTGTGCCGCCAGTAAGTGTTTACGGTAGGTGGCCATGGCAATGTGGCCTCAAAAGATAATGGGGTTTCCATAGGCTTGCTCAGTAAATTGCTGTGAGTTTTTGTCGAACCAAAGCCTGATGACGCCTTCGTATTCGCCGTTGCGTTGCTTCTCAATGGCCAGGTAAGCATCAGGGATTGACTGGTCAACGACGTTGCCAGCCTCAAGCTCACGCTCCTTCTTTTTGTTGCGGTGCATCAGAATCACGTTATCAACCTGGTCGGCCACCGAGCCTGAGCCTTTGAGGTCCATCTTGGTGGGTGGGTGCTCATCGTTTTGCTGCTTGCGGATGTGATGCACTAAGTGGATGTGCGTGTCGTAGTCTCGAGCCAGGGTGCAGAGTTGGTCCACGAAGTTTTTCTGGCCGTTGTAGTCGTCCTCATCACGCAAGCATTTCATCAGCGAGTCGATCAGGTAGTGCTTGCAATTGAGATTGGCTGCAGCGTAACTGCCGACCCCTAAAACCTGCCCAGGGCTTACCGTTCCCTGCTGGTCATAAAACCACATCTTGTCGCCAACCCACGCCTTAAAGGCCTCGTAATCGGCCAGGATGGGGTCTCTACGCCTGGACCATTGCCTGACCATGCGTTGAAGGGTGCGCAAGGGCTTCATCTCGAAGCTTGCAATAACGACACGCTGGCCTTGTGCGATCAGGCTCAGCGCAATCATGCCGGTCAGCATGGACTTGCCACTACCGTTTGTGCCGGCAAAAACCGTAACCTCGGCAGGCCGGAACTCGAAGAGGCCTAGCGTCTTGGACCAGGGCATAGTCACAGGCTTGGTTGTAACCGGGTTCTTGACCTGTTCGATCAATTGGTCCATGCAATCAGCCGCGGACCTAACGCGGACCTGAGCCTCCATCGAGTCATACCAAGCTTGGAAATCAATATCGTCAGGAATCTTGTTCATGCGTCAACCTTTGAGTCCCACAAAATGGGATAGCGTGATTCAGTGTAGTGAGCAAAAACTCGAGCAGCACCGCAGCGGAGCAATTCCTTGGCCGCACGGGCCACTGCATCAGAGTCAGGGCCTGTAACGTGAGCCACCAGGCCTTTGATCCAGCGGTAGTCGTAGTCGAACTTGCCAACCACAACCACCGGGTAATCAGGGTAGGCATCAGGCTTGCCATCAAACTCGATGAAGATGGCGCGAGGCACCTTATTTTTGGATAGCAGTGACATCACGAAGTCATGGCCTTTCATACGCCACCCCGGCTTGCGAAGGGATCTTGGCTTGCAGGCTTAGCCTTTCTTTCGTTCTCGGCTAACACCCAGTTTTGGAAGGTCTTATTCCAGTCCAGCTTGGTAGCGTCCTTGCCTGACTTTGCTTGCCAGTAGTTGCAAAATTTCATGATGGTGTGACTTGGGTTCAGATCAGGCCGTTCCTTGCGCATGAAAGCAATCAACTCATCGGAAGGTTCCCAGTCTGGAGGCAAGCGCGTAGCGCGTCCCTCTCTGGTTCTTGGTTCTTGGTTCTTGGTTGCTATTGGGGTAGCATTGCCCTCCCTTATACCCTCCCCATTACCCTCCCCACTAGGGGGGCTATCACCACCCTCTTGCCTGGCTTTATCCCACCTAATGCGTGCCCCTTTGGCCCCGCCATCCTTTTGCTTAGTGAAAGAAGCAATCTCCTTATCGCAGCGCTTGTTGGTGTAGCAATCGCCCTGCAAAACAAAAAATTCTTTCAATAAGCCGTCAATTTCAACTACTGCTCCAGGCATGCGAATAAGCCTGGCAATCCTGGCTGGATCGTTGGGCAGGGGCTTTTGGTTTAAGTAATACAGGTCGAGCATGCGCCTGTATGCAAGGTCCTCGGTGTCAGTGAGGTGACTGGTGTGGGCTTGATAATCCCCCACATGAAACGGATAGAAACGCATCATAACCCTCGTCAAAGGCTTATCGTCACTGAGGTTGGGCGTTGGCAGGCGGGTGACGAGACCGCTTTTCGGTAGCTAACCTAGCCATGCCCGTTGGACTTTACCTAATGCCTGGTTGGTGTGCAAGCAAAAGTTTTAATCATCTCGCGCAGCTTGCTATCAACATCCGACCAATAGCTTTCAAAGGCTGCGGTACCGTTGTGCTCAGCAATACCCAGGCAGATCTTGGTCAGCATCGTGAGCGCTACTGAGTTGTAAACCTGCTCGGCAAAGTCGCTGTCATGTTGCTCGCCAATCAGATCAACATGGTGGCTGATGCTTTTGACCATCGCATAAGCAGTCTTAGCTATCTCAATCTCGGTCTTAGTCATGCCTGCCCCCTTGCTCGCATCAACGCAAACAAATGC